CTTGTATATGTTCATCTCTTTCTTTACGTTGACGAATAAGTTGTCTTATTCTTTTTTCTGCTCCTTTAGTTTCTATACCTTCTAACTCTGGAGCTTTTTCTTCTTCTTCTTTAGACTCAACAACTTCTTGTTTAGTTTCTATTTGAGGCTTCTCTTCTTCTTGAGACTCCTCAAATTCTATTTCTATTTGTTCTTCTTGCCCTGCATTCGCAACATTTACGTTGCCCCATTCTTCTTTATCCATTTTATATTCCTTACGTTGTTCACGAAACAAACGAATTACGTGACTCTTTTATTAATATTATACCATACAATTTGTAATATCACAAACTATACAGACCCTTTTGTTAAATTAAATGTAGGATCAAGGTCTTTAGGATCTTGAACCCTCATGGTAATCTGATCATCAAACAGTAAAATAAAACGAACACCTTTATAAAATAGCTTAGTTCCTAAGTGTTTACCATATGATACATGATCTCCGACTTGACACCATGCTCCAGTAGGAAATTTATTCTTATCTATGTAGGCTAAGTCTCCTACTGCAATAACTCTACCTACTGTAGTTAAGTAAGACATATCATCTCTAGTAGAATCAGGAATAAATATACCACCCTTGGTTTTACTTTTAACTGATACTGGTCTTATTAGTACATGATAACCCGGAAGTTCTGGTAGAACATCTGGATCTTTTGCTTCTTCTTCATCTGTTATCCATAGATCATTCTTAATTGAATTACCCATATGTGCTTGTTGCATTAATCATCATCCTCTGCATAAGTTCGTTTTTTAATAATATCAGTTAGATTATCTCTGGCCCACTCTAGGCTGTTGATTGATCCAACTACTTGACGGTAATGAGCGAAGTCTTCAGCTACACCATTACCTAAAGTAATTCTAAGGTTATTAATTTCTAAATTAAATTCCTTGATTACTTCATCCCATATTTCCATTACTTTAGTTTGGCTCCTTCACCAGATGTCTTCCAAGAGAAGTCATCCCATTTGTTTAGTGAACTACGTATGTTACGTCCACCAGTTACATCTTGTGCATATGGATCTCCAAAAGACTTGTCAGTATTCTTGACATGCTCTAGGTATCCTTTACCCTTCTTCATCATTACTCTTCTCCTTTTTAGATTGAGATATTGCTAGTTTAACCAATGCATCTAAACCTTTCATGTCTAGATCCTTTTCGTCTTTCTTACTTTGCTTAAGTATCTGCTCCATTATACGTTCTTTAGTTCGATCATCTTCAGCATTTTGTTTTGTTTCTTCTACTGAAAGTTTACCAAGAACATCAAGAGTTTTAAGATCTTTCTTAGAGTCTCTATCTAATGCAGCTTTTTCTTTCTTAAAGTTATCAGAAGCACCTGACTTGAGCATACCAATAATCTGTTCGTTCTCATCAAGCTCAAGTTGCTTATTCTTAAGTTCCATCTCAGCAGCTTGTACGGCTGTATCAGATTGTAGCTTCTGTTTTTGTAGTTCAACTTTAGCTTGCTCAAGAGATACAAGTTGTTGTTCAGGTGACTGAGCCATGCCCATAGCCTGATTAGCATTCATAACTTGTTGTGCAGCTTGTGCCATAACCATTTCAACTACAGAAGGATTCTGCTGCTGTTCTGGTGGTAGTTGTTGCATAGCTTGTTGTGCTACACCACTCATTTGTTCTTGATACTTCATAACTGAATGCTCTTGTATATTAGCTTCAAGTAGTGGAGCTATACGTTGCATAATAGGATTAGCACCATTCTTAGGATCTTGAAGGTACGCCATCTTAGTCTGTATATGAGCATCATGGTTCTGCCCCGGAAAGGCAGCAATAGGCACACCTTTAGTTGCAGCCATAATATCTGACACTGGGTCCATTTGTTGAGGCTCAATCTTTGGAGGTAGAATATCTTCTAGGTTAGGCATGTTAGCTGCCTGTAGAATAGTTCTATTCAAAGCTTCAAGATTAAACATTCCGGGTGGTGACTGTTGTGCCATTTGTAATGCCATGTTAGCCATCATCATACGGTGTGCGTTAGAAGGTATGTTAGGATCAGATACTGGTATGATGTCAACACGACCATCAAAGTCACTCTTGAATATACTACGATCTTCAAATGGAACATCGTAAGGATATTCATCTGGTAGATAATCATAGTCTATCTTAGCTAGTATTCTAAATTCATCTTTCTGAGATTTGTGTACTCGTTTATGGATTGCACTAAAGAACTTACTACTGGCTTCTAAGAGAGCCATTGTAGTTCCGACAGGTCCATAGGAGGCAGCATCAGAGACAACTTGCTCTGTGCTGTCTGCAAAACGCTGACCAGCAGCACTTACAAAATTCAACATCTGAAATAGAGTTGAGGAAGGCTCTTTATAAGGCAAGGGGATAATAGCCTTAGAGAGATCCATTCCAGTTGCTTCAACCTCCTTGAACTCACCGGGAGAGATAGGGTCGTTATCTCCGACCATTCTCAACCCTTTAGCCTTGAAACCACCCGGTAAATTGGCGAACTGTCCTGCATCTATGAGAGATCTCATGGCAGCAGTTGCACTCATGGTGAGGTTACCTAGGAAGTGAATCAAGCCTAATCCATAGAAACCAAAGCCCGGAACAAATCTATAATGCACAAAGTGACTGCGCTTCTCTTTGTTCTGGTCATTCTGCTCATAGTTTCTACGAATACTTAACACTTGCCTTGACTGTTCTATAACTGTAACAATGTAAGGAAGTGATTCTCCTGTATCTTCTATATCAAGATAGCAATGTTGTTCTAGTAATGCATACTGTGGATCATTATCAGAAGAAGGAGACAAACCAATAATGGTATCTAACTTACGAGTAAAGTCAGTAAACAATCCTTCTGCATTAGGTTCTGGTAATTCTACGTCATCGTATATACCTGCACGTATATCTCTTTCCATATCTATAGGACTACGATATATTAGGTGAGTGTATCTGTCAGCATTTCTTAGATCAGTTGCATAGTATGATACATAGAACTGGTCAATAGGAATAAACTCTGACATAGGACGCTTGAGTGCTGCATTATAATAAACCTTTTTGAATGCAGATCCTATTAAGGGTAGATGGAAAAGCATTCTTTCAAACTCATCAAAGTATTCTGGCATCTGCTCAGTTACTTGGAAGTTCATAAAGTTCTGTACTCTGTTAGCTTGCATCTCTTTCTCAGGTGTAGACTTACCCATGATGTTTGCCTTGACAGGTCCACTGGCAGGAAAGAGTTCTGCTGATGCCTTGGATTGAAACTTAACTGCTGACTCTATGAGCAAAGGGTGTACGGCTGTACATGCACCATCAAAGGGATCACTTCCCGGCTGTAGCTTCAGACCTAGTAGATCAAACCCACGTTCAAACATAGACTCCCACTCTGCTCTGGAATCCTTATCAGCTTGAAAGTTATCTATAACTTGATCAGCTATCTGATCTAAGTATTCATCTTCTAATGTTTCTGTTAGGTTACCATACCACTCAGCAATCTCTTCTGAGGCAGACATAGTTACTTGCTCTTCAGAAGAGAAGTCTACAATCACACCACCATCTGTAGGATCAACCTCAAAGGTAGCTTCCATCTCTTCCTCTGCTTGCATTGGAACTACGTTAGCTACTTCTTCTTGCTTCATCTCATATGGATTACGTTCAGTTGCCATGTTCTATCCTTTTATATACCTTCAAATTCTGAAGCACCACCTGTGCCTACACCTTTTTTACCAAGAAATTCTTGAGCTTCTTCTTGACTTATACCATAAACATCCATTATAATTTTTACATTAGGATCTATTTTTGATGCATTATTTATTCTTTGAGCAAGTAATTTACTCATTGGTGATTTCTCATCTTCTTTTTCTTCTATCTTTTTTTCTTCTACAGGAACAACTGCATCTACATCAGTAGCTGAAAATCCTGATTCATCAGGTGCATTAACAGATAAAGCATCAGGAGATATAAATGTTGTTTTTCCTAAAGTATCTAGTGCCATCATTTGACCTGTTAAAGGATCGGTAAATGTACCTACTACTTCTGATCCTGTAAGTTTACTTAGAGCAGCACCTAAAATTCCTATTGGAACTTGTTGTACAGCAGCGTTTAAAGCACCTACTCCTAAACTAAAAGGGGAAAATTTATCATAAGGAGTAAAATCTGTAACACCCCTATCTGTTAATTGTTGTAGTACTTGTGGATCTACACTCATTGGTCCAACAAGATCATTAGTAAGCATAGATTTTATGCCTCCAAAAAATCCTTTATCTTCATCAACTACCTTACCTTCTTTTTTTAATTCTTCTATTCTACTTTGAAGAGCTTTTTCTGTATCTTCATTTTGTTTATCTAAGTAAGTTCCAAGACCACCTACTCCTGTTAAAGACCCAGCAGCTACTGTACCTAAAGATTTTCCCATCATCTGAGCTACAGCTTCATCAACATTTCTAACTCCAGCATTTATTAATTCGTTTTCAAGAGCATTTTTTATACTTTGTTTAAAACCTTTTCTAGTATCAAACCCTAATAGATTACCTCTTTGACCTTGATAAGTTTGTTCAAAGAGGGTATTTTGACTATCGTCTTCTTTATCTTGAGGTGTTTGAGGTGCTGATGGAACTTGTGAACCAATGAACTTTCCTTCTGATGGTGGGACACCTCTTGAGATAGTATCATTACCACTATCAACACCACCGTATGCATCTGTATAATCAGAATAAGCAGCAGCAGCTTCAGCTTCATCTTGAAACCCACCACCTCCTGCTTCTCTATAAATAATAGGTACTACTATGTCACCACCCTTCTCCATATTTACTGGAGAGAATGCTGAAGCTTCCATAGGATCTTGAAAAACACTACTCATCTGTGAAGGCATTTGCTGCATAGGTGCATCACCCATACCGTACATGTTTTGATTTCGCCTACGGTCAGACAGTGTTGAGTATGCGTCAGACAATCCACCACCATATTGCATTGGTAGTACTTGCCCTCCTGCTTCTCTTATAATAATCTGATCATAAACTGGCTGTATAATACCACCCTTTTTTATATCTCCAATTTTTGTACCAAACTCAGGTACTCCTACTGTTGTAGGTTTTCCTTTTGGATTATCACCTTTGTAATCTCTGGTTAATTTTTTCTTTAATGCATTTACTTCTTTCTTAATTTCTTCAGTAGACTTACCTTTAGCTTTAAGTTCTTTAGTTAACTTTTCTACTTCTTTAGGTATTTTTATTTTAAGTGCAGCTAGTGATTCTGGTATAGACTTATGTAATTCTTTAACATACTCAGCCCTAGTATCATAAGTAGATAAGTTTCCACCTTTTTCATAAATTACTTTTGTAGCATATGAATGACCTGTTGGTCCTTTTGATGCTTTTTTTAATTTAGAACCACCTTTCATTGAAACTAAGTAAGTATTGTCTTTAAATTTTTCAAATCCTTCATTAAGTTCTCCTTCCCATTTCCATTTACTACCTTCAATTAAATTTGTTTGAACTTCTATAGCATCATTACTAATTCTATTTCCAACTTGAGATGCTGGTAAACCAATATCATCTGCTGCCTTCATTCCAAAACCCGGAATGTTTTCTCCGGGAGGAGGAAAGGTTGATATTTCTATACGAGAGGTATTTAAATTAGATGAGTCTGGTCCCATTATCATTTTCTTATTTTTTAAAGTATAAGGATTAAATAGACCACCTATAGCTTCTTGATCAGTTATCTTACCTTCAGCAGCTAAATTCATAGAAGAGAATGCTCCCTTTTTTTTAGGAGTTTCTCTTGTATACTTCATGTCTAATAATTTTTTATCTACTATATCACCTACTGCTTTACTAGTAGATCTAATCTTAGCTGAACCGGGAATAAAAGCTCCAGCAAGACCACCAGCTATTTGTGCCATACCCGGAATGATATTACCTTCTGATGTCTTCTCTGATCCTTCTATCATTTCTTTGATATCAGCAGCAGGACTAATTGTTTCTGCTATTGTTGTAATACCAGTAGATACATCTTTTTTACTTGGTATATTTAAACCAAGCTTACGCAGCACAGTTAGAGGACTATCTACTGCATCTTGTACTATTTCTGAAGCTGTATTAAATAATGTTGACATATCTTCCCCTTTGATTCCCTGCGTATATTATAACACAGAAAAGTTAATATCCCAAACTAAAAAGTCCAATAGGTTCTTTTGGTAGATTTAGGACCATCTTCAAAGTCAGGATCATCAGGGTGAGTTAGATGCCATGATTCTTTCATGTAGTGTATAGCCATTGTCATAGCATCTACCTGATCATCGTGGGCAGCATTTGGAAATCGTATGAGTTCTTCTATGAGGTCTTCTGACCACTTCTTATTCTTAGGTATCCATAGTCTTCCTGCTTCTAGTATAGGTGAAGCTGCATATACTCTAGCTACCTTATCTCTATCTGGTGTATATTCCATCACTGGTAGTCCTGACCTTCTCATATCCTGTATGAGTGACTGACCACTAGCCTTCTTCTCCACCATACATACGTCAGGCTTGTTGCTATTGTACAGTTGCTGTGCAAGCTTACGTAGTTCTGGGTACTCAAACCTACCTTTGATGTTACCAAGCAAGATTAGGTGGGGTGCATAGCTTTCATATCCAGCTTCATCTTCATCATACATGTAGAATATGCCCCATGTCTGGATTACAGAGTAGTCAGCCGTAGTTCTGGTGGAAAATGCTGTGTCATATGTCTGAACTACAAAGTCACACGTAGGTGGATCTTCGTCTACCCACTCTTGTATCCATCTTTTCTTGATTATACCACCTTCTTCTGGTGTTGGGTCTTGCATATACAGCGAGTTCCAGTATTTGCTACCATTACTAGCTTTGATTTCGTGTTCATCTACTCTGAGTACGTCATCTGGCTTCCATTCTGGGAAATAACTACCACCAACAGGTAGATCCAGTAGATCTGCTGCGTCTTCGTCCAGCCATGCAGGGATTTTAATGACCTCCCAAGGGATAATGTCGTAGTCACCCATGTTTTCCTGCTGCTTTAGTAGCCATCCACACAGGTCATCGTAGTGATAACGAGTATTAAT